GAGCGCAAGTTCACGCAGGCGCTACGTCGGCAGTACGAATTGATAACTGACTATTGGCGTGAGTTTGGCGTTGCCGATATTGACCCGATGGTTCTCGATTTCGAGTTCACGCGCAACTTCCCGCGGGACATCCAAAGCGAGGCGCAGACGTTACAGCTCCTGCTTAACGCGGTGAGCACAAAGACGGCGTTTGCTCAGATGAGCTTTATCGATGACCCGCAGGCAGAGATTGACAGGATAGCTGAGGAACGTTCGCCCTACGAGGATATAGCGTATGACCCTGGATATCGGGCAGCTGAACAGCCAGTCTAAAGCCAAGCTATTCAAGACGCTGTTCAGCGGCGTTGATGCTGAGCTACGGAGGATGTATGTGCAGGCGTTCAATCGGGCGTCAGAGACGATACTGTCACTGATTGACATAGATCTTGAGGATCTAACAAGGGTGCAGCGCGTCCAGCTTTTGCGGTCGCGTAATATCGTCGATCAGATCAGCAGCGCGATAGACACCGAGATACTCGGTGCGCGTGAGTTGATAGAGCAGGCAACCGCGAGGACACTTGATGAGTCTTTCCTCCGGTCGGCATGGTCGGTAAATCAAGCGTCAGGTGTTGCACTTGAGTGGGGGTTGTTTTCCGAGGACGCGGTTAGAGCAGCCATCGGGATAGGTGATGCGCGTGCGCTCGGCGGGATTATGCCGGAGCGCGAAGCGCTTAAACATGCGCAGGTGCTAAAGAAGGCGTTCGTCAACTACGACCGCAATCAGCGCAAATGGATAGCGCGTGAGATATCGCAGGGCGTTATCAGCGGCGATAGCATACCGAAGATACGCGGGAGGCTGCAAAGAGCGCTCGGTCAGGCGGGCGGGAACGCTCAGCTGATAGCACGCACAGAGATGTTACGAGCTCTTAGTTTAGGTTCACAGATAGCCTATGACCAAGCAGCCGATAAGGGCGTAAGGATACGGCAGGTATGGGAGGCGACGCTTGACGACAGGACGCGGCCAGACCACGCGGTGATGGACGGCGTAGCACGTGATGAGGAGTCTGGACTGTTTAGTACCCCGTGGGGTTCGAGCGAGGGTCCGCACCGGAACGGGATTGCTGAGCAGGATATCAACTGCAGGTGCGATATCAGGCCGGAGGTTGAAGGCTATTCACCCGAGGTGAGGCGGGTACGTGATGAAGGGTTACAACCGTACCAGTCGTTTTCGACGTGGGCGGAGAAAAACGGGCTGACCGTCAACCGGTTCGGCCAGAAATACAAGTTCTAATGGAGGAATAAATGGCTGACGAAAACACTACACCGGCTGAAGAGACGGTGGAGCAAGAACATCAGTTGCAGGCTGGAACAGCTGACCAGCTTGCAGAATTACAGGCACGACTTGAACAGGTAACCAGGGCGCAGGCGGGGTCCGACAAGAAGGTGGCGGAACTTACCAAGGCGTTGACGGAAGCGAAAACGCGTGCCGAGACTGCCGAGAAATCGGCAGAAGAGCGTATGGCAGAGCGGCTTGAAGCACTTGAACGAAAGAGCCACGAAGCGGAACTGGCCGCACGTATTGCCACGCAAAAGAACCTTGCCACGAAGTTACTGAGTAACGCGGGACTCAAGGCTCCATCGTTTGTTGACCGTCTTATTGGCGACGACGACGAGGCGACTGAGGCGGCTATCTCAGAGTACATCGAAACAATGGGCGAGGCGAAGAAAGTGACAGCTGACGAGTTTGCGAAGAAACACGGGCGGCGGGTCACTGAGACGGACAAGGGCGGCGGACTGACAGTATTCGATTATACCGATGAGCAGATCTCAGGCATGACCGAAGAAGAGTTTGCAGCCGCACTTCAGAGAGCACGACAAAAATAAAGGAGCATAACAATGCCACTCGAAGGATTTCGACCGACTATATGGTCGCGGCAGCTCATTGTTGACACTGACAAGGCTATGGTATTCGGCAATATCGCTAATCGGCGGTATGAAGGCGAGATTACCGGTGCTGGTTCGGTTGTCAAGATCAATGAGATCGGCGACATCACGATCAACGATTATACGGAAGACGGCAGTATTTCCGTGCAGACCCTCACCGACGCGCAGAAGGAACTGCGAATCAACCAGAAAAAGTACTTCGCTTTTGCGGTTGACGACGTAGCAAAGGCGCAATCGAATGTTGAGGTCATGCAGGCAGCGACGCAGAAGGCAGGACACGCGCGGGCAAATAACATTGACTCGTACCTTGCAAATCTGTATGCCGAAGCCGGTGTGCGCGACACGTCTAACCTCGGTACTGACGTAACCACGCATCAGGATGTGTACGCTGCGTCAGGCGGTAATGATGGGGTAATCGGTGTTGTGGCGAACATGGAAATTGCGCTGAATGGCGCAGACGTTCCCAACGCCGGGCGCTGGATTGTATGGCCGTCGTGGGGCGGTGGATACCTCAAGTATGCCGGGTTAGTTGACAACCTCGCGGGCGCAGCAAAGCCGCAGATCCTCCCGAACGGAAACGTCGGACCAGGGTTCATCGGCAACGTTGCAGGGTTTGACCACTATGTTTCGAACAACGTGTACAACAATGGCACGGCCTATGCGGTCATGTTCGGCACGTACGATGCTATCGCATATGCTGGTCAGATCATGAGCATTGAGGCGATGCGGCGAGAGCTGTTTTTCCAGGACATGGTACGCGGACTGTTCGTGTATGGTGCAAAGGTAGTGCGGCCCGACAACCTCGGTGTTGCGTTCCTCGACCCGGTTGGGCTTTCGAGCTAACCTAAAAGGAGATAAACTATGGCTGGTGACAGTGATATTACTGTAGCGAAGTGCAAGAGCACGGCGCTTACAAGCATGGTGGCCGGTATCCTCGCAGACGATACTGGTGACGCCTATCTTGACGTGTCAACAATGGATGCGTCGAAGGTTATTTTCAGAGTTGTCAGGGCGGGGGTAAAAAATCCTACGCTCGTCATTAATGACGGCGCGGAGTTTTCCGGCGGGACTATTGGCAACTACAGTCTGGCGACGACCGCAGCCGGTGACTACGTTATCGGGCCTCTTGAGACCGCACGGTTCAAGGACTCTGACGGATATATCCGGTTCAGCAAAAGCACCGCTGACACGGCGACATTGACCGTGCAGGCTATCCTCCTCCCGTAGGCGGTGCGATGGCTAAAGCGAAACAAGAGGGGACCAAGCGTCCCCTCTGCATTGTAGGTACTGCGCCGAGCATCAAGGACACGCCGTTTGACGATGAGAGCTTTGAGATATGGGCGATATCAACGGCGCTGACGCGAGAGGAATGTGGCAGGGTAGACCGGGCATTTGAGATGCACCCTCGTCGGTATTGGGGTATTCCTGCTGTGACAGAGCGACTCAACGAGTTTGCTGGGCCGATGTACATGCAAGACCACTATGACGAGATACCTAACAGCGTCAAGTTCCCTTACGCCGAGGTCAGGGAGAAGTACTATCACCCGACGATGGGCGACAACATATTTGTCGGGACAACGATGGTATGGATGATTCTTCTCGCCCTGTATGAGGGATATACAGATATCAGCCTGTACGGAGTCCACATGGCGCACGACACTGAGTATATCAATCAGCGGGCTACGGTAGGATGGGCGCTCGGGCTGATACAGGGTATGCAGCTCGCCGGTATGCCGTATCGATTTTGGGTGCATCCTGATTCACAGGCGCTTAAAGTGTGGTTCGAGTATGGCTACGGTGAGGAAACGCAGACGATGCAGTACCTGGAGCAGCGGAAAAAGGGAATGGAGTTAGGCATCAAGCAGGCACAGGCGCAGATAGACGACCTGCAGCGTCGAAAGTGGATGACAGAAGGCGCTGTATCAGAGGTCACTCATCTGTACGAAAAGACCGCAGGGTTTCGGTAGGGAGTAGGCAATGGCAATCATGACAACGGCAGAAGTCAAGACAATCCTTGGGATCTCCGGCACTACGTATGATACGAAGATAGCCGCGCTCCTGCCGCTTGTCGAAGACGATCTCATTGACTACCTCGGCGACGCGCTTGCTGACGGGTATGTATGGCGCGAGAGCGGTAGTATGCTTGCGTTCTATGAGGGCGACTCTGACACGCACGACTACATCACAGACGGTGATAGCGACTTCCTGAATCGTGGGTTTGCCGACGGTATGGACATCATTATCGAGGGTGGGTACTCAAATACCGGGCTATACACTATCGACTCCGCGGCCGCCGGCAAGATTAAGCTAAGTGAGTATGAGGAGCTTGTCACGCAGGACCAGGACGACACGAGCGACGACCACGAGATAGGGTCGGTGCGAATTAGCCGGGTTAAGTGGCCAAAGGCGCTAAAGGTGCCGGTTGCCGAGATGGTATGGAGCCTGATAGATGACGCGCAGCCGTCGATGGCTCAGAGCGAGCGGATAGGCGACTACAGCATCGCGTATGTTGGTACTCACGCATACCCGTCAAAGACCATTCGGATGCTCGACAAGTACAAAAGGCCGGTGTTCGGATGAGGAAATTCTACACCGAGACCGTCATACTGCTTGACCGAGATTTGACAACAGGCGGCTATCCATCAACAGGCGGGTATTGGTCTACATCGACCGGCGCAGACTACACAACTGCGGCGTCACTCATGGGTGCTATCAACTTACTTGACGGTCGCGAGCGGTTCTACGGTGACGGGTTCACGGTGAGGGCAACGCACAAACTGTACTGCGACGTGTCAACCGAGGTAGTTCACGGACGGCGGCTACGCGCTATAGGGTCAACGTTTGAGGTCATTGAAGACCCTAAAGACCCGATGAGGCGCGGTCACCACTACGAGGTGCTTCTCAAGGAGGTCGACGGTGTTTAGCGCCGAGGTTATCCGCAAAAAAATGACGCAGTACCCGGAGAAGTTCGCCGAGATCAACAGCGCGTTTCTGCCTGCGGCGGGGGCGCTTGTAGAAGGAGTTGCGAAGATGTATGCACCGGTTGACCAAGGCGAGCTGAGAGCATCGATAGGGAGCAAGGTAAGCGGTGAGCAAGCGATAGTATCGGCTGGTGCGGAGTATGCGACACATGTTGAGTATGGAACGCGACCGCATTATCCTCCGATTAGTGCGCTAAAAGAATGGGCTGGTAGGGTAATTGGAGACGAAAACGCAGCGTACCCGATAGCAAATATCATCGCGCAACGCGGGACTAAAGCACAACCGTTTATGAGGCCCGCCCTCGATGATAGCAGGGGCCACATCATAAGGAAATATCGCGACATTTTCAGGAGGGTTTTCGGTGGCAAATAGCGTTGAAGAAGCCCTATATAGCTATCTCACCTCTGACGCTACGCTCATGGCAGCTATCAGTGCGGTGTACTGGATGGAGGCCGACGGCGATACATACCCGTATGTGGTCTATTGGCTTGTTGACGACAACGGCAACAAGACGTACATCGGGCACGAGAATCAGGGTATCGCGCGGGTGCAGTTTGACCTATGGGACAGTAGCAAGATACGCGGTGCGCGGGTAGCAACAACGCTTCGTGATACGGTCGAGGCGCTGAATAAAACGGTTGGCGGGTACGCTCTATATACAGAGGGTATATCGCAACAAACAATACAACGGCCTACGGGCCAAGACCCGTACCACTTTGTAGTGGACGGCGTTATCAATTGGAGGCAATAGCATGGCAAGTGGAGTAATTCATGGCCGACTTGGGGCGTTGTACCTTTCAACGGCCGCAGGCTCGACATCGTACGGTACCCTTCTCGGGTACACGGATAACTGGAGTATCACGCCGAGTAAGGACTTGGTGGAGATCACAAAGCTCGACCAGAACAGCAAGGAATACCTTGAGGGTCTTATCGGCGGGAGCGTATCTGTTGGCGGTTCGTTCCGTGTTGCTGATACTATTCTGCACAAGGTGATCAACAGGTTTGCGGTGTTGGAAATTGACACGTCTTCTGGCGGCAGGGATGACTTCGCCGACGGGACAATGTACCTGCACTGTATTGTCAAGTCGATTGACACAGCAAAATCGAGCGATAATGCAAAGGGCGCGAAGTTTGTCGTACCCGTGCTCCTGTCAGGGATGAGCATGGACGCATCCGCAGGCGACGTTGAGAAGTGGAGCGCAGACGGGAGCGTTGATGGTGACCTCCTCTATGTTGAGAGCTCATCTACTGCTCGCGGTATCCCGAAGGTGGTTTGATGGTAATTGAAGCACTGAAAGAGAAGACGTTCATCCCGACATGGAACGGCAATTCCGAGCTACCCGAGTCTGAACAGATTCGGGTGGTTCATCGCTTTGCAAAGCCTGACGAAAGGAAGCGATACATCTACACAAAGGATATACGCATATCTGGCGACGGCGAGATGCGCGACCTTGAGTACGTGCAGGACCAGGCAGGTCTTGTCAAGTTGCTCGTGACAAAGATTGAAAACATCGAGGTCAGGATAGGCGATACGAGTGTTGCGATAGACACGGTAGAAAAACTGTACGGGACCGCTGGTGTACCGCAGATGCTTGTGAGCGAGATAGAGCGATACATGCTTACAGCATCGCCGGAGGTAGACAGCGATTTTTTAGCATAGCGCTTGCCATCGACCTTGACGGTCATTGGATAGATACGGGGAACGGTGGCAAGAGGTGGGAGCGTGCTGACTGGGCTAATTTTCGCCCTACACAGTGGGACGCCGGAAGGCCGGTCGTTCTGTTCACCGGGCAGTCAATCGGGCTTGATGAGATACAACGGTACAGGGACGAGTACTACTTCTCGTGCACGGCGATTTACAACAGATACAAGCGATTCGGGCTCCCGTTTGGCGGAGGGTGGTACGACTCAGGCGGGGCGTGGCACTCAGGCGGTTGGGCTGACCATCCAGACTACATTGTCGCGATCATCGAGGTGTTCGAATCGATCTTAGCGCAGTTCAAGGAGTTTCAAAGTGGTAGCTGAGGAATTACAGGTAATTATAGACGCAAAAGTAGCTGCCGCTGTACGTGATCTACGCAAGGTGGGCCAAGAAACCGGCAAAACGGAAACGTCGTTCAAAAAGCTTGGGGCTCAACTTCTCAAGGCTGGTCTTGCATTTGGCGGTGCCGCCGTCTCTATCCGTGCTATCTCAACCGCGCTGAAAGATTCGGTCAGGCTTGCCGGTATCCAGGAGCAGGCGGAGCGCGGGCTTGAGGCTGCATTGATAGCTACAGGTGACGCATCGGCAGGGAGCGCTCAGACGCTAAAAGACCTTGCGTCCGAGCTGCAGGGCGTCACAACCTATGGTGATGAGGCTACTATTTCAGCAGCCGCGCTATTTACCCAGGTATCAGGCCTATCAGCAGATCTCACCGCGAAATCAATTCCTGCTATACAAGATTTTGCCTCGGCAATGGGTATGGACCTACAGAGCGCCGCGTCACTTGTCGGGCGGTCTATAGGGTCTACGACTAATGCGCTCTCACGATACGGCATACAGATTGAAGAGGGTCTCGTCGGTACCGAGCGGATGGACGCTATCATAGGGCAGCTCGATAGCAAGTTCGGCGGGTTTTCCGAGGCGATGGCTGACACCGCGAGCGGCGCGCTTGTGCAATTCAGTAACGCGATGGGCGACCTGAAAGAAGTCGGCGGCGCTGCAATACTCGACTTTATCGAGCCTGCTGTAAGAGGCACAACCCAATTTGTCACGGAGATAACAAACGCAGCAATTGCGTCACGTAATCTGCGCGATGTTCTTGCCGGCGAGACAACCGCGTTGGATGACGTTTCTGATGCGTTAGCTCAAGCAAAGAAAGAA